CACGTCGCCACGCTTGATCCCGGTCCGATCCGTGTATGCGCGAGCTATGCCCTCACGCATCTTCTGCAACGCCTCGCCGAAGGAAATAACCTGATCCGACTCACCAACCACAGCGCCCCATGGGTTGTGAATCATGAGCATTGCATTCGCGGGCATCACCACTTCATCACCGGCCATGACGATAACGGATGCCATTGACGCGGCGAGACCTTCAATCGTGATAATCTTGTTTGCGGGATGCCGTTTCAGCATGTTGTAAATTGCGAAGCCCACGAACACGTCCCCGCCGTCCGAACTGATTCGGATATTCAGATCGTCGCCCTTGCCGAATGCCGAAAGCGAATTGTTGAAATCTTGCGCCGTGATACCAAAACCTCCGATATCACCGAAGATCACAATATCGCCCGACCCGTTCGAACGGGTGTTGACCGTGAACCACGTCTTGGCGCTCGCACCCATGAGATTCATTCCTCGAAATCGTCGCTGGAAGTATCAATTGCAGCGCTCCCCGGATCAACCAACGAAGCATCTTGTTCGTCAATTGCCGTCTGCGAATCCGGCCCGACCACCACGCTAGTTGACAGTGTGATAAACGAAATTTCCAGTTTGTCGGCGCGGTCCTGATCCTGCTTAATACGGGCGTCTACTTCCTCCGGATCATACCCTTCGGCTTCTATAACGTCGCTTCGTGCCTTGAAACCGGAGTCAACCGCAAGCTTCTCCGCTTGCCGATCCTTGAGCGGGTCAATCCAGTCCCACTTTGGAGTCATCCACTTCACCGCGGTAGCTTCCAATGGATCGGCTAAATATTGGGCGGCTGAAATTTTATTAATCGCACGAGATAAGATCGCGGCGCGGAACCATGCACGCCAAACCGGACGGCACAGTTGAAAAATCAAGACATGGTTTTGGTCTTGCTCAACCCGCCTACGAAATTTGATTTCCCCCGCGCGGACTGAACCGTAAGAAGTCTGCCTAAGATCACCGGTCATGCCAGAATAGGTCGCGCCGAACCCGGCCGCGGCGCGCAAGAGATTCCTATACTCGAATGCCTCATAAGTCGCGCCAACGTCGGCCGGCGCGGCGAACTCGATACCCTGTCCCTCCGCAAGATCAATGACCGCGCCGGGCTCTAACGAGAAGTCGGACAGGGAGTCGAAGGCGTCCTGCTGCGCCGGAGCGCCCGCAAACGGGTGCTCTTCATCATCCTCGCCACGGGGCCGGGTAACGAACGCAGCAAAGAGCGCGGCCACACGCTTGCGCTCCAATTCAGCGTCATCATAAAGATCAAGCATCGCAAGCGTGATCATTCCCGCTAACGTGTGCGGGATACCGCGAATCTGCCCGGCGCGAATGGGGCGATATAGATGTAAGATTTCTTCGGCGGGAACGAAGACCTTTTCCCGCGGGCTTCGCTGTGCATTCAACAGAACCAATTGCTCGCCGGGGTGCTGGCGAAGAAACCAATAGCCTTCGCGCTTCCCAATCGGAGAGAATTGAATTCCGCATTCGATCCGACGACCGTTCGGTAAAATCTCGTTATGATCCGTGGGCAGCATTTCGCAAGGAAGCAACTGCAACTGCAAAGGAACCGACAAGCCATCTGACTTGAACCGTGGACGAAGACGAACGAAACACTCTCCCGCTTCGAACATCTCCGAAGCAATGATTGCCTGTTGCCCATAGAAATCCGTGAGCCCGTCCGCATCTGATTCATCTGTCCAGCGTAAGAACGCTTTCTGAATTTCCTTCTTGGTCTCGCCGTCTGCAAACAGTGAAGAAGGCTTGATCCCGTTCCCTACAACGGCGGCGACATACTCCGCCTTAGCCGCCGCCGCATAAGCATTATTGATGGCAAGATAGCGCGAACGTGCAACAACGTTTCGTCCATATGCGCGAATTTGGGAATTGATCGCGAGCGACGTTGTGGGAATAGCGCGAAGACGACGACCAGATTTACCAGCGTCGAATCCGCGCGCCGAATACGTCGCCGATCCATCGGTTATCGGTCCGCCGTCCAACCATGCATCACGCACTCCCATAACTAATACCCTTTGCCGTCCTGCCGGATGTAATTGACACGCTTCTTCGGTGCCATGCCTTGCACTCCGGCAAGTTCCGCCTCCAGACTAGCGAGGATGGATTCCATTTCAGCAAGGGAGCGAAATTGCGTTGACGTGTCACCGTGGCGCACAATTAAGGCCCCTGTATCCCTGGCCGCTTTCAAGGCAAGAATGCGCGCCTCAAGTTGGGATTCGGACAACGCCATTTGAAAGCCTCAAAAATGGGAGGCTACCAATGTACGGGCTATGCTCCGACTACCTCAACCAACGAAGGATGATCGCCGAACCCGATTCCTAACAGGTTTTGATGGGAGCGCAGGCAGCGGCGGAGCCTCTTCCGACGTGGGCTCTTCGGTCGGATGATCCTTCGCGAAGAATGTTTGAACCATCTCCGATACACGATCCAAATTTAGCTTTCGCACGGCATAGAGGCCGCACAACGCGGCATAGGCATACACGCGGCAGTCAAGCGCTTCGTTCGCGCGCCCGCGCGGGAGAACCCACTTGCGATGCGTATACCCCTGCTTCTTTTCAAGCATGAGAGTTTCGGAACTGAGTTGATCAAAGATCACGTCCGGCGTGTCCTTGCGGAAGTGACAATAGCCGGGCCCTATTTGATCAACCAAGAGCTTCTGACGGATCGATTCCTTTGCCGCGTTCACGCCAAGGATGACCGGCCGATAACCTGTCATGCGAGTCTTGCGCTTCTCCAACTTCGGCACGGGCCATATAGGACTCCATTGCCCGCTGCGATCCGCCGCGCCTTTAATAGCCCACACGTTTCGCGGAAGCCGCGCACGGCAGAACTTGTAAACCTCATTCGTGTTGTGGCCGCCGGAGTCGATACACGTTCCCCGAATCACCATTTGCCCGCCGCCCTCATACTCAAATGGCTGTTGCAAATAGGCGTCAAGTTCCGCCCACACGTCGGGCTTCGCCGGGTCTCCAAGGAAAACCTTGTGTTCAATCGACCACGATTCTTCACCCAATCCCCAACCTACAACCTCAACCTCAAGACGCCCTTCGCTCACGGTGCTTCCCGGTTGCACGTCAACGCCAGCCGTGATCACAAGCACACCACGCGGAACGACCGCCGCATATTCATGACGACGTGTCGAGAGTCCTTGACCCTCGATCTTCTTGAGCGCGTGAACCTCGAATGGCAAGCCTAATCGTGTGTTATAAAAGACTTGTTTGGATTCGGGATTGTCCTTCTCATCAATCCATTTGGTCGCCAACTCTAGAACTGTAATGATGGGACTATAAAGCTTGGATGCTTGGAAGCCCGCGTGCGTGTTGGGAACAGCTAGCTTCGCACATTGAATGCAAGCAGCGCGCCCGACTTGGTGGCGACTATCCCACTTCCACTTCCGAGTCTTCATCGGCTCTTGCCTTTCATCGCAACAGACGAATGGCCTTGTTTGATACCAGCGGATTGCGCACTTGGTGGTTATGAGTTTCAAGCGCTCCGCTTCGCTCCACTCAACACCACAATTTTCACAGATGATTGCGGCCGTTGCGGGAAAGTGTTCCCCATCTTCCGACTTGGCCCAATGGACATGCTTGAAGAAATCAAGCGTAAGCCTGTATTTACAATGTGGGCATTTCACGAACGCACGTCGCATGTCTGACGCCTTGTAGGAATCCCAAATGCGAGAAGATTCTTCCCACGTCGGCGAGCACACGCGCACCATCAAACGGTTGAGCCGATAGGTCGCCGTCCGCTCTTCGGCGAGCAAGACCGGATCGCCTTCCTTCGTGCTTTCGTATTTATCGGTTTCGTCTTGAAGCGTGATTCGAATGGGCCTCATTGCAAGGTTGGTCGGAGAGCCCGCCCCTTCCACCGCAAGGAATCCGCCGGGGAATGTCTTGTAAAAGATCGTATCTTCCCCGCCGCGTTCCCGATCCGAACGAAGAAGCGTAGACAAGACCGGCGTTGCCTTCGCCATAGGAGCCAAACGCTCCTTGCTAAATTTCTTAGCAGCATCTTCCTTTGGTTGTACCAACAGCATCGGACACGGGTCGAGATGCGCGTGATACCCGACGATGTTCAACAGCAGTTCGGTTTTCATGGTTTGCGTGGCACACATCACCGTAATGGTTTCCACGCCGGGTTCTTTAACTGCCATCATTGCGCCGCGCGCAATCTCGAATCGCGATGTGCGCCATGGACCACCGATGGCCCCTGCCGACGATGAAAGCCGCCGATATTTATCTGCCCAATCAGGAACGGACAGAGTAGGTGGAGGTTGTAGAGCTTGACGCCTCGCACGGTTAGACTTCGTGCGTAGCGCCCTCACTGCTTTGGGACTCGATTCCATCATCGTCTTGTTCCGATTCGGGCTCGCCTTTCCACGTCTCCCTCTTGTCGCCAGAAAGCGCGGCGAGCGCGTCCGTAATCGCTTCCTGCAATTCCAACAATTGTTCGGCGGTAATCCCGGATATCTGCGTTGGGATTTGAAGCATACGTTGACGGACAACCGAAAGCTCTTCGCTGTAGAAGTTCACCACGTCGTCAATACAAATCAACTCCCGCTCACGCTCAGCAATCTGAATCTCTTTCAGCTTCGCTGTGGCTTCCTTCTCACGTGTCTTCGCAACGTCGAATACGGAGCCCTTCCCGGTCCGGCCTATGGCGTAGTCAATGCACCATTTGAACATCGCGGCGGAATCAATCTTCCAGCCCTGCCGCCGGGAACCGCGCGAGATGACCGGCGCTCCCTCTTTCACGTAGCGGTCAAGGGTGAGAGGCGCGAGTCCGAACATTTTTTGGATTCGAGACTTGTTGCAAATCTCACCCCGTGAACCGGACCCGGAGTCGAATTCCTCCGGCGCGTCCTCACCGCCCTCCAACCAATCGTCTTCAACCCCGTCCGGCATTCACCCGTTTCCCTATCAGCCCGCAAGGAGATTGACGAGCGCGATTGACGAAACCAGCATGGCAATCATCAGACCAAGACATGGCCAGCATGGCGGGCCGCCGACGCCTTCGAGCGGGAA